GGACAATATTTTCGATACGGTTGAATGGGCCGGGGCTCCGTTAATACCAGACGGTCAGGCGTCTGTAAATCGTTCTGCGAAAAGTCCAAGTTCGGCGGTGGCGGCTGTAGCTACCATGCTTGACGGTTTGGGGCTTACGGCAATTATCAGCGACCCGGCGACAGCTAAGAAGAGTGTACTTGCGGAAATCGACGACGAAAACCCGAATCGTTTGAACGTAAAACTAACCGTTCAGTTAAGCGGAAATACAAACATCATTTCCGTTGATTTTGAGTTTGGATTTTTCTTCGGAACCGATGCACTAGCGTAGTAAAAAACTTGGAGGAATGAGTTATGCAAGTAGGCGGAAGTATTATCTCTGTCGCTCTGGACGGTAGGCAGTTCTCCGTTGCAGCAGACGCAGACGGACTTGTTAAACTCGGCGGCTCAGAAAACGATATTCAAGCCAACGGGAATCTAACAGCGCGGCTTATCAAAACTCAGGTTCCGTGGAGCGTGTCAGGTCTCGCTCTCGGTATCGATGATGATGCCGGAGACGCTGAGTTTATACAGAGCTTGGCAAATCGAAACGTATTGTTCCCCGTGACTTTTACTTTGGCCGGGGGAACTATCTGGCAGGGTACAGGACAAGTTACGGGGGAGAATCCTCGAAGCACGCAGAACGCAACGTTGACCGTCGATCTCATGGGAGAGGGCGAACTAACGCAGCAATAATACAACTTGAAGAGGTAATGAAATGGCAAAATCCGAAGAGGTAATTGATATCGGCACCGATCCTAAAGTAGCGCGTGATGTGGCGGAACAAGATTTTACACGTTTCCTTACTATGATGGGTATTCAGATTGATACATCCGATTTGAACGATGACGAAAAATCGACCTTTGCTGAGAATCGTAATAGAATAGTCGATTGTATGATGCGGGGTTCAATTGTGGTGAATCAGATTGGACAGATTCTTTTTACGCCGGAACGCAGTGAAAACAATAAGGAGATTACTTTTTACGAACCGACCGGGTCTGCGTTGATGCAGATGGACCGCAAACAAAAAGATCACGACGTTGCGAAGATGTATAATCTCATGGCGGCGATTACGAAAGAACACCCCAGTCGTTTCACTAATTTGATGATGAACGACGTTCGGGTTTGTATGGCGGTAGCTTCGCTTTTTTTGGCTTAACGACGGCAACTTTAGTTCGGGGGGGTGTCGATCAACAATTACCGGATGGTACAAATACTTTCAGTGCGGTTTATACAGAAATGTTGTTACAAATTTGTCTGGACTATCCGTCGTTACCAGACCCGAAGTTAATGACTGTTTTTGAGATTGAATTTTACTACAACGGATTGCGTCGTAGCCTTAAAGAGCATTCGCGTCTGAAGTAGATAGGGGGAAGTGTCAATGGCTAGAAACCGTTTCAAAATCGAGACGGTTTTTCAGGCTATCGATAAGATGACGGCCCCCATAGTCCGTATACAGAATACGGTCGGTAGGTTCTCCCGTAAAATGACAGGCGGCCTACGAACGCTCAACCGTGGCGTTGATAAATTCACGCGTGGTCTAAAACGGTCTGCGATTGCGATCACGGCGGTATTTGCTGTATCTGCGGCTGCAATGGCGGATGTAGTCACGACGGGCGCGGATTTTGAAAAGACCCTTGTCTCTGCCGGACAACGTTTCAAGAACCCTATAGAAAAAGGTACGGCGGCATTTAATGAATTATCAGATGCCGCACGGGATGTAGGTCGAACTACAGAGTTTACGGCAAGTCAGGGCGCAAAGTCGATTGAGTTTTTAGCGCGTGCTGGGTTTGATGCACAATCGACTCTGAAGTTGTTGCGGCCCATGATTGATTTTGCCACGGCTTCACAACTTGATTTAGGTTTGGCGTCGAGCATTGCGACTAAGGCGATGGGGTCTTTTAATCTAGTTACGCAGGACGCCACACAGAATCAAAAAAATCTAGTCCGAACTACAGACTTGATGACCCTCGCGAGTAATCGCGCTAATCTCACCGTAGAGGACATGTTTAATTCGTTGTTAAAGGGGGCTCCGTTAGCAGTTGAGGCGGGACAGTCAATCGAAGATATTACCGCCGTAATTACCGCTATGGCGCGGAGTGGTATTGTAGGACAGGAAGCGGGTACGGCGTTGCGTAATATAATGCTTGGCTTGACGAATCCCACGAGTCGAGCGGCGTCCATCCTGCGGCGGTTGAAACTTCGTATAACAGAAACGGACGGGTCTACACGTAGTCTTGTCGATGTGTTTGAAGACTTCAGTACTAAGTTAATTGGTTTACAAGACGTACAACGAGTGAAAATATTTGAAGAAATATTCGGTCGTAGACCAATTGCGGGCGCGGCGGGTATTAAAAACGCGACGGATATACTGCGTGAACTTCGGGATGAGATGATCAATACGACCGGGACCACTGGTAAGTTGGCGTTTGCAATGCGTGATACGACGGCGGGTAGTATTTTTGAATTGAAGTCAGCGATAGAAAGCGTGAAACTTTCTATTGCGTTGATGGAAGAGGGGCCCATGCGTGAGGCAATTGATCGTACAACCGCATGGATTCGTAAGAACGAAGAATTTATAGCGTCTCGTATAGGTCAATTTATGATCGACTTGATCAATAATTTCGACCAGATCGTTTTGACTTTGAAAAAGGTGGGTATCGGACTTGTAGCAATCTTTAGCCTAATTGCTGCATTGAAAATTTTGATCGGTGTTCTTACAGTTCTCAATCTCGTTCTGACTGCGAATCCTATTGTGTTAGTCGTTCTAGCTATACTTGCGATGATTGCCGCGTTAGCAGTGGTAATTATATTTTGGGATAAGTTTGCAGTCATGATACGGAATGCTCCGGTATGGGTTAAGGCTTTAGTTGTTGCCTTCGCCCCCTTCATTGCTATCCCGGCTTTGATACTTGCTCATTGGGAACCAATCAAGGAATTTTTCGTCGAATTGAAAGATGCAATCGAAGAGATCGGAGACGCAATCGTAAGTTTCGCAAATGCAAAACTTGGGAAACTTTTGGATATTGTAGACGTTGTACGGAATACAGGACAGTTTCCTTTTCTCGGATCTCTTACGAACCTAACTGACCTTATCGCTCCTTTGTTCACAGGGGGTCTAGGAGGCGATGAGCGGGCCTCTACGACTTCCGGGATTGTCTCTGCCAGTGAGCGAGAGTCACGTAGCGTAATCGAGCAAATACATCGAGACACTATCGAGTTACGGATACATTCGGACGCAGGTACGGTCGAAGTCGTAGGGGGTAATCTAGGTCCGAGAGGGCTTAAGATAACTCCTACAGGGGCGTTCTAATGTCGTGGCAAGATCGTATAAGTGAGGCGGCATACACCTCTCCGGGGGGAACTCGGATTGTGTTTCAATTTGAAAACGTATCGAGTGTAATCGAAAAACGAACCGCTGCTTTCGACTTCCCCGATGCTGAGGGAACCTACGTTCAAGATAACGGGATTAGTAGCACTCGGTATCCCCTACGTGTGATCTTTTGGGGCGACGATTACGATTTAGAGGCTAGGACATTTGAGCGGCTTTTATCAGAGCGCGGTCGAGGTAAACTGGAGCATCCGATTTATGGCACAACAGACGTTGTTCCGTTTGGTCGTATAGTTCGACGTGATGACCTAAAGACCGCCGCGAACCAGACTATTATCGAAGTCACTTTTTGGGAGTCTATTGGTCTCATTTACCCTACCGCGCAGGAAGATCCGGCGAGTGGAATTGTAGAAGCGGTCACTGAGTACAACAGTGCTAAGTCTTTACAATTTGAAACCAATATCGATCTCGATCAGGTAGTTGATTCGGCTACTTTCAAAGGTCGATATTTGGGGTTTCTCAACACAACACGAGATCGCCTTCAATTGATTGCTGATACAAAGGATTCGGTGCGGGACCAATTTAACGCAATTGCGGATTCTATAAATCAGGGGATCGATGTTCTGATTTCTGATCCGCTTACTCTGGCTTTTCAAACGACACTTCTTATTCAGTCTCCGGCGCGTTCTATTGCTGGTATAGGGGCGAGGTTGGACGCCTACAACGATTTACTACAGGCATTGATAACTGGAGACGGTGCCGTTGTAGATTCTGATACGGTCGAAAACTCGAACGAATTTTACAATCGAGATTTGTACGCGTCTACGTATATTACGGGAAGCATCTTATCCGTAGTCAATAATGAGTTTGAGACAAAAACCGACGCGATCACGGCTGCTGAAAGTATCATCGGTCAATTCAATTCGTTAGTAGCTTGGCGTGACAGTAATTATGATGTACTCGCGAATATCGATACGGGAGAGGCATACCAAAAGTTACTAGATGCTGTCGCAATTACGGCGGGATTTCTTGTAGAGATTTCGTTCTCTCTAAAGCAAGAAAGACGATTTATTACGGATCGCCCGCATACGATAATAGACTTAGTTGCCAGCCTCTACGGTGAGGTCGATCCGAGTTTGGATCTATTTATCAGGTCTAACGATCTTACGGGTTCTGAAATTTTAGAAATTCCAGCGGGGCGTGAAATTGTCATCTACGTATAAAACTTTAGAGGGAGATACGTTTCAAATCGTATCGCGTAGGAACTATGGAACAGAGGAGTTTGAGGCTCTAATACGTTCTGCAAATCCCGGAAAATCTTTAGAGCCTTTTGTTGCAGGACTTTTGCTCGTAATCCCGGACTTACCTCAAGCGCCAGTCAATGTATTGCAGGGGGTTGCTTCAAATGAAGAAAACGAGGTCTCGATTTTAGTCGGGGGTAAGCGTTTCCGATTTTGGACTGGAGTTTCTATCACTCGTTCGCTCGACTCTGTAGACGTGGTAGAATTTCGGGCACCGTTTGAAGTCAACTTACCCGGATTTCAAGAAACCTTTATACCGTTTTCATACGCCCCGATGGAAATTGCAGTTGGGGGGTCTCCATTATTCAAGGGCACGGTGCTTGCAGTTACACCGACCATAGATAAAGATACCCGTGTGATTTTGATTAACGGGTATTCATTGCCGGGGGTTTTGTATGATTGTACAGCTACGATGGAATCTTTCCCGTTAGAATTTAACGGGCTTGGACTGAGAGCTATCGCTACGAAACTTGCGGAGCCTTTCGGAATTTCGGTTGTATTTGAAGCTGATGAGGGGGAACTATTTGGTACAGATTTTTTTTGATACCGTTGCAATGAGACCCGGCGAAAAAATCATCCCATTTTTGTCTGGTCTTGCGAAACAACGTGGATTGGTCATCTCAAGTAGTAGTCAGGGAGAGTTATTGTTTCTGAAAGCTACGGAAACGGGGGAGCCTGTCGCTAATCTTATTGAGGGGTTGTCTCCGTTGCTGTCCATCGCTCCGATCTTTTCACCTCAAGATTATTACAGCATCTACAACGTGATCCAGATCGGATTGGCCCACATGTTCTATCAATAAATGGGCCAAATTAATTATAGAGTTACCGAGTGCGTCAAGGTCTGCACTCAACTCCGGCGAAGGGTCATTCACTATGTCTAAGGCCGCACCGATTATCAACATCACCTGTGTACCGTTAAGAGGTACTACAGGCCCGTTCCCCGAACCAATCGCACGCCCCATAATTTGATCGGGATCTATTGCGTTTGAATTATTTATGAAAGCGAGTATATCGGCAAGAGACACTTTGAAATTCGGCGGAGCCCCTAGACGTTCAATAGCGACATTATCCGCATCCATAGGGGTTGTCGGGTCGAACTCCGATATTTTTTTATCAACCATCGTTTCTATTCCTGTCGTATTTTGGAACCATCTTCGGCCAGAATAAAAGTACTGTCCTCTGCAAGAATAAAGGAAATATCTTCCGATGCGATCCCTTCGTCTGTGATAGGAACTTGCGGCAAAAGATCGGCCTTCCAGTTTTCTACAAACTGAAACTTAGAATCAGAACCGTCAGCAACTATCCGAACATTTAGGGCAACCGTATTGAGTCTAGGAATCGTTGCCGTAACGTCTACACTCGTAGCCGCGCCTACGGCAACGAACCATGCAAGATCACGCATCGCTGCGTTTTCAATACGGCGCAGATTCCCTGTTGAAAGTGGTAACGCCGTAAGAAGATTTTGGGTCTCACTTCGGTAGTGCTTATCAGAATCTATTTCACTGAAATTCGCCCACCAGTTTTCTAAACTATCGTCTCGACCATCATCATCTTGATTACCCCCGAACAGAGAAAGGTACGCCGCCGTCGCGAGACCGCCCGACATTCTTACTAATCCATCTTCGACGATTATATTTCCATCATCGTTAGTTTGGAACAGTAATACATCCCCCTGTTGATTTTCGACATTCATTATTGATTCGGCCCCGTAATACCCGCACCGGGCTCAACGCCACCGTGCGTATGGTCTTTCAGTTCCTTGCCGTCTACGATCATGCTGTCGGCATTCACAGACTTACCGGATGGCAATGTTACTTCCCCCGTTGTTGATATAATAACACCATTGAGGTCTATTGCGCCACTCGCAAGTAAAACGATAGACCCGTTTGCATTTACAATCTCGACACGCCCGGTATTTTTTAGGAATACGCGGGCAACTTCTACCCCCTCACTATCTCGTGCGTAAATACGCTTTTCACCTTCGAGCGCAGTCGAAGCATTCTTAGGATCTATGTACCCGACTACCGCCGCCTTTCCCGTACGTTTAATTTCGGAAACTAACGGCCAATCACCGGGCATCGGATA